GTTCGTGCCGTCGGTCAGGACACCTTCCAACCAAAAATTGGCTTCAAGACCCGTTATGGTATTGTCGCCAACCCATTTGCAGAAGGAACCGAGCAAGGTCTTGGAAGACTCCTCCTCAACAGCAACCGTTACTACAGAAGAGTCAAGGTCGCAAACCTCATGTGATTCATTTCACAACTCTTCAGAACATGGGGTCCGAAAGGACCCTTTTTTATTGTCTAAATAAAATACAAGGTTGATTTAAAAGAAATGAAACCAACTCCAAGAGAACTCAAAGAAGCAAATAGAAACTATGAAATGGTTTCTGAATATCTAATTCGTGAAGGATATGCAACTGACAAAGACGGTGCAGATAGTATTATTCACGGTATGAGTGAAGAATGGTATAACATTATCGTTTCCGAATGATATGGATGCCTTTGGGAAACAAATAGCAAATAGAAATTTCCTAAGTATTTCTGGATTCAAATTTAATTTAGCCAGAGCACCAAAAGTAGATTTCTTCTCACAATCAGCCAATATACCTGGAATAAATCTTGGTGCGGCTATACAGCCAACATACCTTAAAGATATTCCAATTCCAGGAGATAAGTTGGTATTTGATGATTTTCAATTGACTTTTATCATTGATGAAAATTTAGAAAATTACAATATAATCCAAAATTGGATGAGAGGACTTGGATATCCAGATACTGTTTATGAGTATATGGAATGGATGTTGAGTGATCCAGCGAATCCAACCCAAGATCCAAATGTTTCAGATGGTTCTTTAATTGTTTATAATAGTAATTTCCAACCATCAAGTGTTGTAACTTTTCAAGCAATGTGGCCATCTTCACTTTCTGAAATTAGTTTCACTGCTGCTGGTGGTGATGTTGAATATGCAGTTGCGACTGTAACCTTTAAGTATGCTCTTTATAATTTAACCAACTATGAACCTTGATGAAATTCAAAACCTTTGGGAACAAGACTCAAAAATTGATGAAGACAATCTCCACACAGAGTCCACAAAAATTCCAAGTCTTCATGCAAAATACTATAAGTTATTCAATAATATCCTAACTCTGAAGAAAGCTCAGGAAAACAAATATAAGATTTTAAAGAAAGAAAAATGGCAATATTACACAGGTAAAGCAGAACCTGATGTATACATTGAAAAACCATTTGATCATAAGGTGTTAAAGAATGATTTAGACAAATATCTAGATGCAGATGAAGACTTAATTAAATGTCAAACCAAAATTGAATATTATCAGATGATGTTGAATTACCTGGACAGCATCATCAAAACTATATTAAATAGAACATACCAACTGAAAAATGCCATTGAGTGGCAGAAATTTATTAGAGGTTATGACTGATATTGTAATTGCGAAAAAGAACGAAGTCTTTCTGAAGATTGAGGCCGAACCGCATATCTTTCAGGAACTATCCGAACATTTTACTTTTGATGTACCAGGGGCAAAATTTATGCCCCAGTACAGAAGCAAGTATTGGGACGGAAAGATTCGTCTTTTTTCAACACATACAGGAGAAATCTACGTAGGTCTTCTAGACAAGGTAGTTTCATGGGCAAAGAAATGGGACTATAACGTAGAATTCAAAAACAATAAGTTCTATGGAACTCCTTTAGAAGAGAATGAGTTAATCTCTTATGAAGGAGTCAAAGATTATATGACTCGGATCTCTAAACATAAACCAAGAGATTATCAGGTTGATGCAGTCTACGATGCTCTGAGATATAATCGCAAACTTTTAATCTCACCAACTGCATCAGGCAAATCACTGATGATTTATTCTGTAGTTAGATATTTTGCAGAAAGAGATAAGAAGATACTCCTAGTCGTTCCCACAACGTCTCTGGTTGAACAAATGTTCAAAGACTTTCAGGACTATGGATGGAACGCTGAGGACTTCTGCCACCGCATCTACAGTGGTCGTGAGAAGACGAACGAGTTTCCTGTAGTCATTACCACTTGGCAGTCCATTTATAAGTTACCTAGAAAGTTTTTTGATAGTTTTGATGTAGTCATTGGAGATGAGGCTCATCAATTTAAATCCAAATCATTAGTCAGTATAATGACTAAAATGGATAATACAAAATATAGATTTGGATTTACTGGAACACTCGATGGAACTCAGACACATAAATGGGTATTAGAAGGATTGTTTGGTCCATCATATAAAGTAACACAGACAAAAGAACTTATTGATAAAGGACATCTCTCTAAATTACAAATTAAAATTGTTATTCTCAAACACAATCCACAAGAGTTTGAAAATTTTGAAGACGAAGTTCAATTCATTATTGGTCATCAAAAACGAAACAACTTCATTAAAAACCTTGCATTAGATCTCAAAGGAAACACTCTTGTTTTATTTTCAAGAGTTGAATCTCACGGTCAACCATTATACGAATCAATAAATAATTCCGTAAAGGAAGGTCGTAGAGTATTTTATGTTCACGGTGGAGTTGGTGCTGAAGAAAGAGAATTAGTTAGAGAAATCGTTGACAAAGAAGATAATGCAATTATTGTTGCATCTTATGGAACGTTCTCAACTGGTATTAACATTAAAAATCTACACAATGTAATTTTTGCATCACCATCTAAATCTAGAATACGTAATTTACAATCCATCGGAAGAGTTCTAAGAAAAGGAAACAACAAAACTCAAGCAGTCTTATATGATATTGCTGATGATTGTACCAAAAACTCAAGAAAAAATTATACATTAAATCATCTCATTGAAAGAGTAAAAATTTACAATGAAGAGAGTTTTAATTATGAATTTGTACAAGTAAATTTAAAGGAATGATGGAAGAAGATTTTTATGCAGTAATCAAATTAGTATCTGGAGAAGAAATATTTTCCATAGTTTGTCCTTCTGAAGAAGATGGTAGAACTATGTTAATTCTTAATAATCCAGTGACAATAGAAGTTATTGTAATGAAACAACTTGGAATGCAAGGATATAAAATAGATCCTTGGTTAAAGTTTGCTGATGATGATACATTTTTATTGAATATGGATAAAGTTCTTACTATTAGTGAAGTAAGTGATGAAGAAACTATAGAAATGTATCATAAGTTTTTAAGACAACAAAAAAATAAAGATTCTGATAACAGACTTACTTCTGAAATGGGATATATTTCTTCAGTAGCTGAAGCAAGAAAAAGACTTGAAAATCTTTATAAAGGTAAAAGCCAAGATACTAAAGAAAGCTAATCTTTGAAACTCCACAGAGTAATTGTACAAGTTATTAGGGGCTGTTGTCAATAGGTGTTCATAATGTTATAATTTAAACAACTTAAGATAAAAGGGACTTATGGACTTATGCAAGCACCAAAAAGAAAAAGATCAGAACACTACGTTAACAATAAAGAATTTCTAGAAGCTATTGTTGAGTACAAAAGAAAGGTAAAAGTCGCACTGGACGCTGGTGAACCGAAACCTCGTATTACCAACTATCTTGGTGAGTGTTTCCTGAAGATTGCTACGCACCTGTCTTATAAACCAAACTTTGTTAATTATATGTTCCGTGAGGACATGATCTGTGATGGAATCGAAAATTGCGTTCAATACATTCATAATTTTAATCCTGAGAAATCCTCGAATCCTTTTGCTTACTTTACGCAGATCATTCATTATGCGTTTCTCCGTAGAATCCAGAAGGAGAAAAAACAGATGGAGATCAGAAGTAAAATCATTGAGAGGTCTGGTTACGATGAAGTGTTCACGGTAGACGATGATTACGGTAACTCTTCCGACTATAATAGTATTAAAGATTCTATTCAAACAAAAATGTATCAATGACCTTAGTTGCATGTGTGACTGACACCCATTATGGTGCCAGAAAAGGTAGCAAAACCTTTCATGATTATTTTAAAAAGTTCTATGAAGATATCTTCTTTCCAGAACTAGAGAAGAGAAATATTAAACATTGCATTCACCTTGGTGATGCATTTGATAGTCGTAAGTCTATTGATTTCTGGTGTCTGAACTGGGCAAAAGAAAATGTCTATGATAGATTTCGTGATCTTGGAATTACTGTTTATCAGATTGTAGGAAACCACGACGCATATTATAAGAATACAAATGATGTCAACTCCATTGAGTCCCTTTTGAGGGAGTATGACAACATTGTTCCTATTTCTAGTCCTGGTGAATATAATGTTGCTGGAATAAAAACTTTCATGATTCCCTGGATTTCTGCAGAGAATCAAGAAGAAACACTTACTAAACTTTCTAAGACTAAAGCAAAGGCTGCTTTTGGTCACTTAGAACTACAAGGATTTTCAGTTTATCCTGGTAATGTTCAACAACATGGTATGGAAACTAATGTTTTTGATAAGTTTCAAATCGTTTGTTCTGGACACTATCACACTCGTTCTAACAACGGTAAGATTTTTTATCTTGGCAATCCTTACCAGTTGTTCTGGAATGATGTAAACGATAAACGTGGTTTTAGTTTCTTTGATACTGAAACTTTTGAACTTGAGTTTGTTCAGAATCCTTATACGATGTTTGAACGAATTTATTATGAAGATCAAAAACCACAACTATTCAACGCAGAACCTTATAAAGATAAGATTGTAAAAGTTATTGTTCGTAAAAAGTCCGATCAACTTCAGTTTGAAAAATTCGTTGACAAGATTTATAAGACTGGTGTAGTGGATATTAAAATCGTTGAAAACTTTGAAGTAAACGATGATGATGTAGAGTTTGATTCTGAAAAGGTTGAAGACACTATCACCATTTTAAATAAATATGTTGAGGACTCTGATTTTGATCTGGACAAAGAAAAGGTCAAAACCCTTTTAAGAGAAGTCTACCAGGAAGCTTGCGAGATGGAATGACTATGTACATGATCACGCCATATGGAGAAGAGGATGGGGCATATGCCGTAACAGACTCGTATGGCGATAGAACATTGTATTTCTTCCAAGATGAAGATGATGCAGAGAGATTCGTTGGTCTCTTAGAAGCTGAAGACCACCCAGAAATGGAAGTGGTTGAAGTTGATCCCCAACTTGCAATAAGAACCTGTCACGAGTATAATTACAGATATGCAATCATATCTCCAGATGATTTTGTGATTCCACCGAGAAAAAATTTTTAGTATGTTATCTGTACATCAACATTGGGATCCACTTAAAGTTTGTGCCGTAGGTCGTAGTTATCCCCCAGAATTTTATAGTTTTGTAAAAAATTCAAAAGCTCGTTCAGTTTTAGAACGAATTGCAATAGAAACCGAAGAAGATTATCAAAAACTAATTTTCTTATTGGAATCTTT